TGAGCACCTATCGCCCTCCCCGTGGGTGCTCATTCATGTGTTGCTTTACCTACTGGCCGTAGGACTACTATGACCGCCAGTAGTGGGCGCGGGATACCCTTGCTAAAACCCGCACTAATTCTAATTGTGATATGCTTGAAGTAAAGGAGAGACCCTATGGTGCAAGTTATCTTGAATGGTGTGGCCGTGGGTCACCTGAGTGAAGCCAATGCCCGCATTTACCTTACCCAAACTCGTGGCACAATCGTGTCGCAGACAGCAACCACTATCAATGTCGTGAAGGGATAGATTATGACAAATTGGGAACATGTGAAGAATGATTTGACGCGGAGCCTCTTAGAAGGCCGTGCACCTGCCAGCAAAGTAAATCTAAGTATTGTGTTGAGTAACATGCTGAGAGAGCAAGGCTTGGATTGTAGCAACATCGAATTACCTGAGGAAGTATTTTGGGTACGTGCTGATGCACTAGATGAGGCGATCGACGCCTACGGGGAAGGTGATATTGCTCTTTGCATGAACCGCGTGAAAACCTTTTATCTAACTTGAAGGGATAGATTATGACCGCCTACTTTACTGCCTGCGCTGTATCGTGGGCTCTCGAAAACCGTGTAGACGCAACGTGTGATCCATGTGATGATTGCACCCACTGGATAGGAGAAATATGACATGCCACGCTTAGAACAAATCGTGTTTGCTATTGACAAGAACCACGATGCTCATGTCGTGTCTAAATTCATGAGACACATGGACACACAACGTGCAATGGGCAAGACCGATGGCCCTATCGTGCAGTGTATAGGCTCTTGGACTGATGCTGAGGGCAAAGTCCACATGGAACCTTCCTATATGGTGAGCACCCGTGACTTTGACAAACACGTGAAAGAGAGTGGCTATGTCTCCAATCAGGTCTGCTTCCTAGCAATCCCAGGAGACACCCGCCAGCCTTGCGCCCTCGTGTTCCCTGACGGTACACATGAAGCCCTTGGTCCTATGCGTAAGATCACTTCAACAGAAGGTGTGAGCAACTGGACCTACGTTATTGAAACAGGAGATTATTTCACAGGCTAGACCTATTTGAAGAACTTGCTGACGTCACCACATTGTCAGAAGATTATCGTGAGATTGAGGCAATATTAGAGGAGGAATACGAGGGGTCTAATCCCTAATCCGCTTAGGTTTGCGTTTGATATTAACAACATGTAGTGCCTGCCGTGTATACTCGTGGCAGGTCTTGTATTACACTCAGGAAAGGGGTTACGAGAATGCTCATATCAGGTTGGTTTGAGACAGAAGAAGGCGCAGGTTTTATCGAGGTGTCAGGTGTGGATACTGTCGGTGATCTCGCTTGTGTCCTCTACGCTAATTATGGTGTGGAGGTGATCGGTGTAGACATTGAGCTTGAAGGTGAATATACTGATGGCACAGATGTCTCCACTACTATGACAAGGCTGGCTGAGGAGCTCGAAGCTCTTATTGCCTAAATGAAACAGGTTAGCAACTAATCAAAGAAAAGGATTGTGCTATGATTAATGTTAAAACTCTAGACGATGTGCCTGTGGGTGCTTTTTACAAGAATGGTATCGTGTTCAGTGAGATTATCGCAAAGAAGATTAACGAAGGTTACACTGGAACAGGTCTAGGCAAGGTTGTCGTGACGAATGGAGGTGTCTGCGCTCCCGCCGTTGACCTTTATTCAGTATGGCCTACCGAAGACCAGTCAGATAGTTGTAGCCGCATCTACTCAGCGGAGTATGTTGACAACCTGTCGGACCCTGACATCACCGTGAGACGTGCTAAGGATTGTCCTCTGATCAATAACTCTAAGTACGGTTCACCTGCTGAGGTAGGCTTAGCCCTCCTTTCGTCCTCAGATTATTACTTCGATTCGGGTGAGACGCCTGTGCGAGGCTTCCTCCGTAGCCGTGAGGAGGTAGGTATCTCAGCTATCCGTTTTGCTATTGGTCTCCACAGACCTTGCAAAGAAGATGGTGGCAAGGTTTCTATCTACCGTGACGCTGTTGACTACAAACGTGACAGACGCACAACCCTTAAAGCTGGTCGTGCCTTCCGTCACATGTTCCCCTCCGCAGATGACAAGTCCATCGCATCATTGGCGGAGGCTTGGCTTGAACAATCAGCTCCTCGTGACCTCACCTTTAAAGTAGGTCGCAGTGCTGAGGACTTCACACGTGCCTATGACCACGATACAGCTCCTTTCCGTAACCCAACTCAGACCTCTTTCCGTAAATCCATCGCCTCATCTTGTATGCAAGGTGTTGGCCGTGAGTATCGTGACGAGGTTGGCATCTGGGACTACGCCTCAGTAGGTGCAGCTTATGCCTCTGGTGACTTTGAGATTGCTTGGGTAGAAGACAAGGATGGCCACATAGCGGGTCGTGTAGTCTATTCGGTAGCTGAGGGTCACAAAAACACATCAGGGCCTCTCTATGGGGCTTGTGAGCAGTCTCTGGACATGTTACAAGACCACCTCACTGTAAATGGTATAGAGTATGATGTCGAGGCGTGGTCAGGTCTACGTCTGAAGTGTGTAGGGCCAAAAGATGATCCTGTTGTCCCTTATCTTGACGGTGACTTAGGTGGTAGTGTTACTTATGGTGGTGAGTTCATTGAGCTTTGCTACATCAGCGTTGGTGAGTTTACCTTCGACGGCACTGATGGTTTTGGCAGGAGGACTACGGGTACGTGTGAGTGTTGTGGTGGTGGTGGTTTCGAACACGAGGAACTGCATCGCTCCGACTACGGCCCTTATTGTGAGTATTGCTTTGATGAGGCATTCACCTATCTTGAGTGTGGGACTGTGGTGGATCGTGAAGAAGCTGTTGAAGCCTATATATTCCTCGACAACGAAGCTGGTGGCTGTACACTGCCACAAGTTATCCATATTGATGACGCTGTTTACTGTGAGGAGTATGATGAGTATTGGCATCAGGACTACGTTACTATTGACGATGAAGGTGTTGAAAGACCTACACACCTCATCCCAGATCAACTTGAATTAGACTTGGAGGAAGCAGCGTAATGACAGCCAGTAAGCAAAAGCTGGTAAGCATGTTGACCTATATGAGACCTGCTTACAGTATCACAGAGCAGATATTCTGTGAGAAGTACTTGTTGCCTATCTTCGGTGAACCCGATGAGCACGGCAACTATATCAAAGTGATAGGCGATAGACCTAACATCGCCTTCACAGCACACACCGACACTGTTCACAAGATGGAGGGCATCCAGAAGCTATCTATCTCAAACGATGTCGTCACTACTATGACAGGCAGCTGCCTAGGTGCTGACTGCACCACAGGGGTCTGGTTGTTGCTAGGTATGATCGAAGCAGGTGTTGAGGGTGTCTACATAGCCCACGCAGCTGAAGAGATAGGTGGTGTCGGTAGCACTAACCTAGTCAAAGATTACCCTGCTTGGTTGATCGAGATTGATGCAGTCATCTCCTTTGACAGGTTTGATACGTGTAGCATCATCACACACCAAGGTGGTATGCGTACAGCTAGTGACGACTTCGCTAAGTCACTGGCAGGTGCTCTTGAGCTCCCTCAGCTTAAACCTGACAGCTATGGTACATACACTGACTCAATGGAATACGCTGAGATCGTGTCAGAATGTACCAATATCAGTGTGGGTTACTACAACCAACACACAGCTAAGGAGTCACAGGATCTAGAGTACGCTGAGATGCTGCTTGAGAGGCTCATAGAGGCCGACTGGAGCGCATTGGTGTTCTCTCGTGACCCGACAGTAGTGGAGTACACTGGAGGCTCTGTAGGGCGCTATTCAGAGGGTGGTGAAGATGATGCAGAAGTTGCTAAGATATGGAAACTTCTACTTGACAGGCCAAGTGAAGTAGCTGAGTTGCTATACAGCTACGGTTTTACGATGGATGACATGTGCGATGAGCTTGACTTAGACCTTATTGACAGATCGTTCTACACAGATGTCGCTACATACTAATCAAAAGGAATATAATATGACATATACTTACATCGCAGAGATTACGAACAACAAGTCCCTTGTGGATTCAACTACTTCCTCTGACCTGAAGGAGGTGGTAACGTGGGCGACAAACAACTCTATAGAGGGTGACCTAATTGTAATCTCTGAAGGTTACGAAGGTGCTGATGGTGTTGTAGGCAAGCATGACCACATCAATAGCTGGTACAATTCCTAAAGAATTATCTTGACAGGTGTGACATACACCGTTATAATAGGCTTTAGCCTCCTTAAAGAAAACTAATTGTTTTGAAAGGTATGGTTAAAGAAGATGAAGAGTAATACTTTAAGTATACATAAGGAGAGACTTATGAGAGAAGCGGAATGGGATGACGAGATCATTGACGGTCACAACCGTTTTGTTGACGCAGTAGTGGAAGCAGCTGAGAGAGGTTATGAAGACGAATGAAAGTTTATTATGTAACACCCTCCTACTTCCACCCTGACTCTGAGACATTAGTCTTCGTGTCGTCTACAGCCTTAACTCAATTCCTCAACTACTCCGAATATAAATGTGAGGTGACTACAAAAACCTTCAAACAAGGAGTGCCTACAACATGATTAAAGCAACACTTATTGACCACATGGGCTCAGACCTTTCAGTAGTCAACGCAGCACGAGTTAGCTTTGGTAAGAAAGCAGATAACTACACACCCGAGCAGAACAACAGGCTAATACTGTACCTTGCTAAACATAGACACATTAGCCCCTTCGGGCATTGCTTTGCCTCCTTCCACGTTAAGGCTCCAATCTTTGTAGCACGGCAGCTGGTCAAGCATAAGTTCCTCAGAATTAATGAGATTAGTCGTCGATATGTAGATGATGAACCTGAGTTCTACACACCTGATGTGTGGCGTGGACGTAGTGCTGACAAGAAGCAAGGCAGTGAGGGTGAAGTTAACCCAGAGTATAACCCACAATACCTAGACGGTAAGATAAAGTATGCTTACTTACAAGCGCTTCAAATGGGAGTAGCCCCTGAGCAAGCCCGTATGATTCTGCCACAGTCTACACTAACTGAGTGGTACCACAGTGGAAGTCTAGACGCTTGGGCAGACTTATGTAATCTACGTTGTAAACCTGACACACAGTATGAGTCGCAGTTGGTTGCTAATCAGATCGACACCATCATGAGTGATCTATACCCTGTAGCGTGGAGGGCGCTCCGTGGTGAGTCCTGATGTACTAAGTAACCTACTACGGTATGAACCTAAGACAGGTAAGCTATACTGGCTCAAAAGGGATCGTGACTATTTCCCAAGTGATTGGTCGCACAAAGTGTGGAACAAAAGGTACTCTGATGTGGAGGCCTTTACAACAAACACCAAGGGGTATTTATCAGGGAGAATCTTTGACAAGGGATACCTAGCCCACCGTGTCTGCTTCGCCCTCTTCCACGGCCACTGGCCTAAGGGTGGGGTTGACCATATTGATGGTGACCCAAGTAACAACACTATAGGGAACCTAAGAGACGTTACTTCATCTGAGAACAGTAGGAATACAAAACGTCACTCACATAATACGTCAGGTGTGACAGGTGTGTACTTTGAGAGTTACACTGACCGATGGGTAGTTTCCGCAGAGAAGCATGGTAAACGACTCAAGAGGCGGTTTCTCAATAAGGATGACGCTGTATCATGGAGGAAGCAGTTAGACCATGAACTTGGGTTTCACGAAAACCACGGACGATATGAATAGCTGCACTAATGGAAGGAGAAAAGCAATGACTAATCGTAAATTTACACCGCCAACAGAGTTCCCCGCAGAGTATGTCGATGGGTTTGGGGGTAAGGTCACTATCTTGGGGCGTTCTTATTACAACAAAGAGAGACCTCTGGTAGGTTTTGATGACGAGGGCTGCGCCTGTAATTACGCAGAAAACGGGGCTTATTGGCCTGATGATGGGGGTAAATACGACCTTCACGACATCCAAAAGCGCATCACAACGTGGCACAACGTCTACGAGGGTTGGGTCGGGGCTTCAAATAAAGTGAACCGTGGGGCTACAGAAAACCGCCTCTGCGTCTACCGCATTGAACGTAACGAGGATGGCAGCAACCCTAAGATATTCGTGGAGGAAGTTTGAAGAAAATACTACTCACAACAACAGCACTTCATCAACCGTGGAACGAAGGAGATTGGGACATGACTGACGGGAACACATACGCAATCAACAAACACCTCGACGATCTTGAGGACTGGGCCGCACTGCAAGAGGTCACGACAGAGCTTGAGCAGGCAGAGGCAAGTATCGAGGAACTGGAGGGTAAGCTATCTAAGAGCGAAGCTCTATTGGCGAAGGCGTTGGAGGCTTTGGGCGAAGCTGTCTACCTGCTTGATCCAGACGAGAAAGACATGGCACGGAAGGCAGGTGTGTATCGGGTCGTGACCACCCTCGCAGAACTAAGCAGCGTTAGCTGCGCTAACTCGAAAGGACAAGACGATGGGTGATGGCATTATTGGCAAAATACTGGACCGTTATGGGTTTTTGGGGGCGCTTGCACTTGCGCTTGCTTTGGTGGTTCTGGTTAATGTGTGGATTGTTGCTTCTGTGATTTACCCAGTCGCATTTTTAACACCTGTTTTAATAGCGATCTGGATGGTTTGGAGGGTGAGAGGAGAGAAGCGATGAAGTTTACACACCAACACAGTGACGGCACAAAGATTAAAATAGAAATGGCAGAACATGCGTCTATGGATGCTGTACTTGAAGAGTTTCAAAACTTCCTTCGTGCTTGTGGATACGTAATTGAATACAATCAATGTTTAATTTTGGAGAATATGGATGAATGACTACCAACTAACACGAGACGCAGCAGGTAATATTACAACACGTTATGATAAGATGCTACGTGACCTAAGGGATGACTATGAAGATGAGCTGGTTGTTGGGTCACTTATAAAATACTACAACCTATGCTCAGTACTCGTTAAGGACGAGGGTGGTATGGATATGGGTGTAGATGAAGACCTACTGCGGGCTATTGAACGTATCTTGCAGGGCTACATGAGTACCTTTGCTGAATTCAACGCATGGATGTCAACGAGAGGAAAGCAAGATGAAAGTCAATGACATACTAAAGAACGTACTAGAAACAAACGCAGCCTTAGAGTTTACAAACGAGATTGTCTTGGCTATTCTGAAAAGCTCCCGTGATATATGTACTGAGCTACGTAAAGAATTAGACTTCAAAGTTGGTACAGGAAATGCTACGGAAGCTCAAATGAAAGACTGGGAAAGCCTTGTACAAGACATAGCAGCACTTAACCGTGTGATCGACTATTATGGAGGGTGATATGAATGAGCTTTGCCCCTCATGTAGAGAGCCGCTAAATTGTACATCAGGAGATGGTTGTGCGGCCATGACTAAGCATACCTTTAATAAGGAAGACCCTTTGTTAAACCTTACGCTTGACACTGACGAGCTAGGTATCTGGCTAATCACAGAGGAAGCAGGGGAGACACAACAACTAGGCCATATCTCTTGGAGAGAAATTACTCGTGGTGTGCAACAAGCTTTGCTACAAGAGAACTTCTTGATTGCACTAGCTGAAATGGATAAGGACTTAATATGACTAACAAAGTAGGACACATGAAAGTGACAAACCTAACTGAACATGAAGACGGTGGTGCTACCATAGAGTTTGATATGGATGACACCACAGCAGCATTAGCACAAGAGCTAGGCCTGAGGATGGCCACTTTAAGGAAGCTCATGATCTACTGTGGTGCTACAGGGACTGACGTAGATTACGTCTTTGATGCAATACTAGGTAGGTTAGATACTTAGAACGAAAGGGGGGCTTTACACTGGCTCCCTTTTTCTTTATAATAACACATTGTAGACAAGGAGAGTACTATGACGGATGAAAACAAACTGACCAGATGGGCTATCCTAGTTTACTCAGGTAAGTTCTGGCACTACGTTGTCAAGGGTAATAAACTGAGCCTTCACCACCTACCGAAGACATTCCTCAACAAGGAAGAAGCAAATAAGGTGGCTGCTAAGTTTGAAGGTGCGTACTACATCAAAGGTCAGGAGGCCAGAGAGCTATGAGCAACACAACCCATGTACCGTGTCCATACGAGGATTGCGGCTCCTCTGACGCTTTCAGCTGGGAGGATAACGAGCAGGTAGGTAAGTGCCACTCCTGTGACAGGTCGTACCCGATGGCGGGTATGGGCAGTATGTCCATCTTCGACTGGGCACCAACAGACTACCCACTTAAGGAAAGGAAACCACCAGTGACACAAAGAGAGATTGCATCGGGTACCTTCGGGGGTGTCCGTGGTATTGACCCAGACGTATGTGAGTTATATGGTATTCAACTTCAACTAGATGCGGCTGGTGAGCCAGTACGGTACGCTTTCAAGTGGCCTAACAACGTAAAGTACCGTGGGTACGACGAGAAGAAGTTCTGGTTGAAGAGTAAAGGAAGCCTAGACGATTTGTTTGGCCCTGAGTTCAACAAGGGTAGTTCGAACAGACTGTATATCACAGAAGGTGAGTTCGACGCTGCAAGCCTGTACCAAGTACTAGGTAAGTCATTCCCTGTTAAGTCTCTTCCGTCAGCTACCATGTCTGACCGCTTCATTAAGAAGAACTTCGAGTACATGAACAGCTTCAAGGAGATAATCTACGCTGGTGAACAGGACGCACCAGGGAAGGCAGCAGCTGAGCGTCTATACGAGTTGTTCCCTGAGAAGTTCTACTTTGTACCTATGTCTAAACATAAGGATGCCAACGAGTTCCTTATGGCGGGTGACGGTAGTGATCTCATGTGGTCAGCCAAGAAGCCACAGCGCTTCAGCCCTGACAACTTCTACCTAGGTGATCTTGACATCGAAGAGACCATCAAGAGAGAGAACCCTTACAGCTATGTAGCTACAGGCCACAGCGGTCTTGATGATAAGATCAGGGGGCTAGTCAAAGGAGGTATTACTTTTGTTAAGGCACCTCGTGGTGGTGGTAAGACAGAGATGGTACGTTTCTTTGAGTGCGGTCTCCTTAAGTCAGACCCTGACGTAAAGGTGGCTATGATGCACATGGAGGAGATGCGTTCCACCACCTACCGTGCGATGGCTACATACGAGCTAGGGATCAATGTGCGTACTAAGGAGGACGCAGCGGCTAACGGTGTCAGTGAAGATGCTGTAATCGGTGCCGCACAACGTATCGCTGATGATCGTACTGTTGTCTTCGAGCTTCGCTCACATGACGATCCCATGAAGATCCTTGACTATGTACGGATGGCTGCTACGGTCTACGGTGTTGACTATGTGTTCATTGACCACGTACAGCGGCTGGCTTACCTTTCTCAAGGGGGGGCTGATGGGGCTACGTCACTCCTGACAGCTGTCGGCTCTCGTATGGCCCAGCTAGCTAAGGAGCTGGACATCGGGGTTATCTTCATCTCTCAAGTGAACGAAGATGGTCGTACCAAGTACGCAGGTTCTCTTGAAGAAGAGGCTATCATTTGTATCAAGCTAGAGCGTGACGTCGAGAGCGAGGATGAGGATGAGCGCAACACTACCACCTTTGTTGTAGACAAGAACAGACCTTTCAGTAGACTTGGGAAGGCAGGTAGTATATACTACGATCCAGACACAACAATACTAGCAGAAGGGGAAGGCTTCGATGTATAATTACATGTATGACGACGATGACTATGAGTTCGATGGTTCGGGTTGTCTCGACGGAGAAGATGACTACTTCGGTGAGATGGACGATGAGTTTGGTGAGTTTGACCCGATGAATGAAGACGTTGTACGTGAGCTCAACAAACAGATGCTTCAGACAGAAGTTGAGCTTGCAGAAGCTATAGCACAAGGTGACCTTCATCGAGCAGAGAGACTCCAAGATGAGATTGAACTGTTCCTGATGATGGACCACTAGAGAGGAGAAAGTATGCCAAGGATCGCGTTCTGTGATATTGAGACTAACGCTGTTGACCACCCCGATAGGATTTGGCTGGTAGGTGGTAAGATGGCGGACACAGGTGAGGTCTTCCGTTTTGAAAACATCCACGAGGACGAGGTTGCACGCAGGGCTGCTACTGAGTGGCATCATTCACTAGACAAGATGGTTGGCCATAATTTCATCCAGTATGACCTCCCTATCCTCAACAAGTGGTTAGACAAACCCCTAGACCCCCGAAAGGTGTTAGACACATTGATAGTCTCACGTACTGTAGACTACGACATACTGACTCCACAAGGAGGCAAAGGCCCACACTCATTGAAGAGCTGGGGTATCCGACTAGGTGTTCACAAAGGAGACTACACTGACTTCGCTAACTTCAACCAAGACATGATCGACTACTGGGAAGGAGACCTAGATACTACAGAAGCTTTGTTCAACCACTTCAGCGATGTAATCTACGACAAGGACTGGTCCCGTTCACTGAGAGCAGAACATGACCTACAGATCGAACTAGTCCGCACTAAGTACCACGGCTTCCACTTTAATGAGGAGCTTGCACGTCACCTACTCGACAAAGTAACAGAGGAGATGGATAAACTAGGGGATCAGTTTCAAATAGACTTCCCACCTAAGCTACTCCAAGTGAACAGTATCAAATACAGGGAGAAGCAAGACGGTACACTGTACTCCAACGTCCTACAAGCCAAGGAGAAGTACGACTTGACTAACAGAGTCGGGGATGAGCTCCAGTGTTTCAACTTCATACCGTTCAATCCTGGGTCATCTCGTGTACGTGCTGATGCACTGTGGGATGCTGGTTGGAAACCTTTCGATAAGACAGCTACCCATATCAAGTTCCTCCGCCTAAAGGTCGGTGACCCTTACGGTAAGAAGGTTGCCAAGATGGATAAGAAGTTCTACGACGAGAAGAAGGCTGACCTAGAGCGGTACGGGTACACGGTGTCAGAAGAGAACCTACTGACACTCCCTGAGGACGCCCCTGAGGGTGCTAAGGGCCTCGCCCAGTGGCTTACCCTAGAAGGACGTAGGAGCTCACTGTCTGAGTGGCTAGGGCAGGTCTGTAACGATGGGAGGATACACGGTACTATCAACAACATCGGGGCTTGGACAGGGCGTTGTGCTCATAACAACCCTAACACAGCTAACATCTCTTCAGTCTTTCATGGAGATGCTAAAACACCAGTCGAAGAAGTCAAGAAGAAATACGATGGATTCTTACGGCAGTGTTGGGGTACACCTGATGGTTCGTATCTTGTAGGTTGTGACGCAGACGGTATCCAACTTAGGGTTCTTGCTGATTACCTATGGCGACACTTTGACGCTGACCAGTATGCACTAGCTATTATGGAGGGCAATAAAGAGGATGAAACAGACATTCATAATGTTAACAAACGTGCATTAGGTGTCGAGAGTGCCACAAGGGATGACGCAAAGACTTTCATCTACAGTTGGCTCCTTGGAGCAGGGGTAGCTAAAACTGCCTCGATACTAGGTGTTAATCAAAGAGAGGCTCAAGCTGCTCGTACTCGTTTTGAACAGGGTATTGATGGGTTGGCCCCTTTAAAGAGACGACTTATCCCTTACATTGGTGAACAGGGGTATTTCACAGGGTACGATGGCCGTAAGGTTAAAGTACCTAGCGAGTATAAAGTACTAGCGGGTCTTCTTCAATCAGGGGAGAGTGTGTTGATGAAACATACCCTCATTAACTTCCACAAGAAAGCTAGGGCAGAAGGTATCAACTTCAAGATGACGGCTTTTGTTCATGATGAATATCAGGTGGAAGTTATAGGCACTGAGGAAGAGGCACACCACATGGGTAAGCTCATAGCCACTACTATGACGCAGACTGGTGAAGAACTTGGTTTTAGAATACCAACTCCAGGTTCTTATGACTTAGGGAGGACTTGGTATGATACTCACTAAGGTTTGTGTAGTTTGTGAAACTGAGAAAGAACACTCTGAGTTTCACGCTAACAAGCAGATGAAGGACGGTAAGGATAGCCGCTGTAAAATCTGTAAGAAGACAATAGCAAAGGAGAGATACACCAATGACTGGTTTAAAGCTACATGTACCCTGAAGAGGTCTTGGTGCTCTAAGAATGGAGTACCTTACGACCTTGATCCTGAGTATCTAGGGGAGATATGGACTGATAACTGCCCAGTGTTTGATAGGCCTTTTATTAAACATGACAAGACTCAGGATATGTCACCCGCCCTAGATAGGATCGACCCTAACCTTGGTTACGTCAAAGGGAATGTCAAATACATCTCTGCTAGGGCTAACCGAATTAAGTATGATGCATCTGTCGATGAACTTAAAAAGGTACTTGACTATATGCAATCAAACATGTTATAATTCACGAATAATAGAAGAGCTATAGGAGATATACACATGGCTACTAAAACAATCGAACTGACAGGAACGCTAGAGTGGGCTAAACTCTTCGAGTCCAACCGTGACAACGGGGAGTATGACGTAGAGACAGACGGTGCTACGACAGTTACACTCCTCATGGAAGATGATGTCTTCAAAGCCATGAAGGACGCTGGTGTACGTAAGCAAGGTAAACCAGACCCAGACGGTAAAGGAATCCGTGTTACATTCAAGCGTCCTTGGAACGACAAGTTTGGACGTGACTGGGCAGCAGGTGCCCCTCAGGTCTTCACCCCAGCTGGAGAGGAGTGGGATATGGAGACAGACGGTCTTATCGGTAACGGCTCGGTAGGTGTTGTGTTCCTCGACGTATACGATACGAAGATGGGTAAAGGTTGCCGACTAAGTGGTGTTCAGGTTGTTGACCACGTTGAGTTCGAAGGCGGAGGTGGTTCTGGCCCTTCAATCAAACCTCGAAACTACACCACACAAAGCAGTGCAGCACCAACACCCAAAGCTGCACCAGCTTCTAAAGAGTCTCCTGGTGAGGTGCCCTTTTGAGTGTAGATGTTAAACCTTCCCTGAGCATAGAGGGAGCTTACGTTAACGGGCTAGGGCAGTTTAAGCTGCCCAACCCAACCTCAACAATGCCTAACGGTGCTCCACGGAAACAAGAGACCCTTTGGAGGTACGGGGAGGAGCGTAAAGCTGGTAAGACAGCCAAGCACAAGTACATGGGCACGACTTACCGAAAGAAGAACTACAAGGTACATACCCTTGTATGTGAAGCCTTCCACGGTCCAAAGCCAACTGACACCTCAGTCGTCATCCATATTAATGAGGATGGTACAGACAACAGACCTGAAAACTTAAGGTGGGGCACTCAAAAGGAGAATCTAAATATGCCTAAGTTCATAGAGTACTGTAAAAGTAGGACAGGGGTCAAAAGCCCCCGCTCAAAAGGAATAGCAGCTAAGGGTTAGGTAAACAAAGGAGAGGGGTTACGGCCCCTTTCTTCACCTAATATGAGGAGAAACCAATGACTAAAGACATCTCAACACTAGTAACCGACATGGAGGACGTGATACTCGGTAAGAAAGGATGGGACTCTGTAATAGGGGACCAGATGGCCAAGAACTACTCAACTATCGTAGCTGACAGGTTCAGCAAACCACAGGAGCCACGGGCTTACCTATCTATGTCCTCCTTAGGGACACCGTGTGATCGTAAGCTATGGTACAAAATTAACCAACCTGAGACTGCTATTCCGCTTCGAGCTAACGCCCTGCTCAAGTTTAACTTCGGTGACATGATTGAAGAGCTTGCCTTAAGTATCGCACAGCAAGCAGGACACACTGTTGAAGGTCAACAGGACCGTATGGAGGCCCACGGTATCGAGGGTAGTCGAGATTGTGTCATTGACGGTATGACCGTTGATGTTAAGTCAGCATCTCCCTACTCTTTCAAGAAGTTCCAAGAGGGTAACCTACGAGAGCAAGACCCCTTCGGGTATATCTCTCAACTCTCCTCCTACGTCTACGCAGCTAAAGATGATCCACTTGTGACAAATAAGACACACGGTGCATTCTTGGTTATCGACAAGGTTAACGGACACATCTGTTTGGGTATGTATGACTTCACTGAGGAGATGAAGACAAAGGAAGAAGAGATCACTCGTATCAAAGAGATGGTCAAAACCAAGACACCACCTGAGCGTGGGTTTGAGGACGTACCTCAGAGCAAGACATCACCCAACATGAAACTGGGTATGGAGTGCAGTTATTGTGAGTTCAAGAAGGCTTGCTGGCCTGGGCTTAAGATGTTCGCTTACAGCCACGGACCCACCTACCTGACTAAGATCAAGAAACCTCTACAAGTCAAAGAGGTAGAGGACTGGTCATGAAGAAGAGTAGCACACGACAAAGGGCTATACAGGCTGGTTACCGTTCAGGGTTAGAGGAGGCACTGAGTATAAACCTCACTGAACGGGAGGTTCCTTTCGAGTACGAGACTATGAAGATCAAGTGGCTTGACAGTAAGATGCGTAGCTACACGCCTGACTTTATTCTCGAGAATGGTATCATCATTGAAACCAAGGGTAGGTTTGTTTCAGCTGATCGACGTAAACACAAGGAGATCAAGAAGCAATACCCTGACCTTGACATACGGTTCGTGTTCAGTAACTCACGGGCTAAACTCTATAAAGGGGCCAAGAGCTCTTACTCCGATTGGTGTGAGAAGGAAGGGTTCCTCTACTCAGATAAGACCATTCCAGAGGAGTGGATCACAGAGGAGAATAAAGAATGACAACAGGTAAAACAGCTATCGTGTTTAGTTGCGGCCACGCCACACCTGAAACAACCAATGAGCGGTTTGACTGGTTAGGTGGCCTCATCTACGACATTAAACCTGACTACGTAGTGGACCTAGGGGATGGTGCGGACATGAAGTCCCTCAACTCCTACGACACACGTAAACCAGAGGCGGTAGTATCACAGAACTACGGACGTGACATCGAGTCATACAACGAAGCACAGGACTTGCTCCGTTACCGTTTCAAGAAGCAACGGCGTAAGCGTCCAGCTTTCTACGGGTTCGAAGGAAACCACGAGCACCGTATCAAAACAGCAATCTCATATGACCCAAGACTTGAAGGAGACAAGTATGGAATCTCGTTCTCGCACCTCAACACTAAGAAGTGGTTCGACGAGTACCATGAGTACGTTGATGGTGCCCCCGCCATTCATAATTACGATGGCGTTGACTACGCTCATTACGTGGGCGCTGGTAACTTTGGCCGTGCCATTAGTGGTGTACATCACGCTTACGCTCTCATCCAAAAGCGGTATCGCTCTTGCAGCGTTGGTCACAGCCATAAGCGCGATATGTATTTTAAGGACGACGTTGGTTCTCATGGTGCAATTGGGGCGGTGGTCGGCTGTTATAAGGGCGCTGCGGAGGCTTGGGCTGGGCAAGCTAATAAGGAGTGGTGGAAAGGAGTTCTCATCAAAAGAAATGTATCCGATGGTTGTTATGAGCCTCAATGGGTATCGCTTGATACACTTAGACGGGAATATGGATGAGGACATACATGATCGTATCAGGGGTGACAAATAGTCATCCCTTTTATCTTGACGTAAAGACAACACTGTGATATAATTGGGAGCTCGACATATGGAATATGTAGTAACGATGAAGGTTAAGGTAGACGAGGATTACTTCTACTTAACGGAGGATGTAGCTGAACGACAGGCTACTTTGTCTGAGCAACTTAGGAACGCCTTGTACGACCTAGATGACCTCTCTGTCACACAGGTGTTGGCGGAGGAGGTTGGTCAATGAATACTATGGAGTACTCCTATTGGGTTGAAGATAAGATCATGACAGAAGGTAATGACAGGCTTATTGAGAATACACTAGGTCTTGTCGGAGAAGCAGGGGAGGTAGCTGAGAAGATAAAGAAACTTATTAGAGACTCCAATCGTTTCTCTAACCAAGACATCGTCAAAGAGTTAGGTGATGTAGTGTTCTACGCTACCGCCCTAGCTAACTACTTCGAGAGCAGCCTTGAGGAGGTTATTGAACTCAATGTAGATAAACTAGATGACCGCCAAGCAAGAGGTGTGCTAGGGGGTTCCGGCGATGATCGGTGATTGCGTAGAGACGCCTCACGGGGTTAAAGACAAGGATGGTTACCCCAGAGCTAAGTACCAAGGTAGGTTGGAGAATGTGTCACGTACCATAATGGGCCTTCTCTATGGAAGAGACGCCATCGAGGGTAAGCTAGTGTGTCACACATGTAACAACAGAGCTTGTGTCAACCCCGCTCACCTCTACATTGGAAACCCACAATCCAACTCCGACGACAAGTGGGCAGACGGAACCATGTGCCAAGGTGAAACAAGCGGCAGATGGCGTCACGATGTAAAAACAGAAGACCTGTACTATATGTACAACGACTTGGGCATGTCACAAGATGCTATTTCTAAACAAGTTGGAATTTCACAAAGCTCCATTTCGGGACGACTAAGGGGACGTAACCGATGAGTGAATACAACTCATACCACTATGTAATGCAACTAATTGAACAAACATTAAAGGATAGCTTATGATCAAGAACTCAGAATCAGACCGCCCAGTAGGCCCAACAATCGGTCTGTCTGAAGAGATTCACCAGATGAAGTACCGGTCGAAGGGTGAGAGCTTTCGAGCGGCTATGACACGGGTTGCCAACGCACTCAAGGACGACGAGCACCACTTCCAAGAGTTCCGTGATATCCTATACGACATGCGCTTCATGCCGGCTGGACGGGTACAATCAGCTATGGGTGCTCCTAGACGCGTCACGGCTTACAACTGCTTTGTGAGTATGACCATCCCTGACTCTATGGAAGGTATCATGCTCGCAGCACAAGAGGCTGCTAAGACTATGCAGCTTGGAGGTGGTATCGGTTATGACTTCAGTACCCTCCGTCCCTCAGGTGCCCTCATTAAGGGCCTAGAGAGCCGCTCTAGTGGTCCTCTGAGCTTCATGGGTATCTTTGACGCAGTATGCAAGACTATCAGCTCAGCTGGCCACCGTAGAGGCGCTCAGATGGGTGTACTGCGGGTAGACCACCCTGACATTTCTTCATTCATCCACGCCAAGACCAATTCAACAGCTTTTACACAGTTCAACCTATCAGTAGGTGTCACAGACAAGTTCATGCAAGCTGTTAAAGAAGATGATACCTTTGATTTAGTCTTTGAAGGCCGTGTCTATGACACTGTCAATGCCCGTGCCCTGTGGGATGACATCCTGCGTAGTACATGGGATTGGGCTGAACCAGGCATCTTGTTCATCGACCGTATTAACAAGAAGAATAACCTGCACTACTGCGAGACTATTGCAGCGACTAACCCATGCGGTGAGCAACCCTTGCCACCAAACGGTGCATGTCTCCTTGGTTCATTCAACCTAGTCAAGTACATCTACGAGTGTGACGGTACCTACTCGTTTGACTACGAGAGCCTTAAGCATGACATCCCGCATGTCGTACGTGCTATGGACAATGTAGTTGACCGAGCAGTATACCCTCTTCCTTCACAAGAGGCAGAAGCTAAGTCTAAAAGACGTATGGGTCTTGGGGTCACAGGTGTAGCTAACGCTATCGAAGCTATGGGCCACGAGTATGGCTCCCCTATGTTCCTTCTTACTCTCATGAAGATCATGAAGCTTATCCGTGACACAGCGTATATAGCCTCTGTATCTCTTGCGGCTGAGAAAGGACCGTTCCCGTTGTACCGCGAAGAGTTCCTCGACAGTGACTTCGCAAAGACACTACCAACAGACATTCGGGATAGGATCAGCCGCTATGGTATCCGTAACAGCCACCTACTCAGTGTAGCACCAACTGGTACTATCAGCCTCTCAGCTGACAACGTCTCGTCGGGTATCGAACCAGTCTTCTCCTACGGTTTTGACCGTACTATCCAGACCTTCGATGGCCCACGGGTTGAACGTGTAGACGACTACGGTTACCGCACATTCGGTGTTAAAGGCCGCAAGGCTGATGACCTCCCTGTGTTGACCCACGTAGAGGTTCTTAACCTAGCCTCACGCTACGTAGACAGTGCTTGCTCTAAGACCTGTAACGTAGGTGACGATGTGTCATGGGATGAGTTCAAAGCTGTGTACATGGCTGCGTATGACGGAGGTGCATCTGGTTGTACTACTTTCCGTGCCTCTGGTAAGCGCTACGGCATCCTCAACGCCTCCTCCTCCGAGGATGTAGTAGAGGAGAAAGTAGAAGAGGACAACAGTGACTTCGTCGATGAGAAAGAGGGAGGAGCCTGTTACTTCGACGTCAATACAGGTCAACGTGAGTGTAGTTGACCTTGACATAACATAACCAAGTATGATATACTAACGGGGAGGATCGCAAGGTCTTCCCCTTTTTTAATACAGAATAGGAAAAGATATGGCCCCGCAGAAACCAAAGCCTAAGGGCAAGACTAAGCGTGAAACTACTTATAAAGGTGCCGCAGCTAAGAAGACTTCCGGTATCGAAGATAACAACTACAACAACATTGATAAACCCTTTCACTACAACCAAGCTGGGGTGGAATGTATCGACTACATCAAGCAAGTTCTTGGCAAGGAAGGCTTCATCGCTTACTGTCGAGGTAACGTAATGAAGTACAACCATCGAGCTTTCTATAAAGGAAACCCCACAGAAGACATGGCGAAAGCTGAACAGTACCTGAAGTGGGCCAATGAGACACTAAAGGAGATACACAAATGATTCGAGGTTTAGCAGGAGTCCTAACAGCCCTTACACTGGGCATAGGCTCCGCCCACGCAGCCATCGTCACATCCACATCAAACGCCATCCATCTGTCAGGGGACATCCTCCAAGGTGATTCAGCAAAGGTACGAGCTAAGGTAGAGGAGACAGGCATTAGGGTTTTAGTCCTGTCCTCTAACGGAGGTGTGGCTGTGGAGGGGTACGAGCTTGGGTACACAATAAAGGACCTCGGTCTTACAACTGTTGTCCGTCGAGGGGAGGTCTGTCTAAGCGCTTGTGCTGTGGCCTTTATAGCTGGTAAAGAGAAGGTCTCAGAGGGCCTCCTTGGGTTCCATGTGGCATGGGCTAACAATGCCCGAGGTACCTTCTCTGATGGCTTAAAAGGAGGTCAGTATATGGGTACCTTGACAGCTGGTTACTTCTTCAACATGGGTTACACGCTTCAGATACCGTACATGGTTTCCCGGTACACAGACTCTGGTACGTTCCTACTACTTACCACACAAGACTTAAAACTCTTTGAGATGAAAGATAACGACTTTACGGAACCAAGGGACCTCCCAGCTAACTGGGCTGCTACCCGTATCGCTGGTTCAACAAGGTTGCACCTCCTACGGAAAGGACTATAAGATGAGAACTTGGAAATGGTACTTCGTGTTTAACGCCGGTATCTTGGGTCTTATAGGGGGTCAGTACTGGTTTAATCTAGGTAATGTGTTATACGAAGCAGACAGCACAATGTTGACATTCATTATCCTAGGTATAGCTATTATCTCATCGTCCATGATGGGACTACGTGCTAAGAAAATGGTTGGACAAGATAACAACATGTCCTGGTTCCTCTCTGATGCAGTTCTTAGCCTTGGTATGGTAGGTACTCTATTCGGGTTCCTTCTTGTACTAGGGTCAGCCTTCACAGAGATCGACACATCGTCTACAGAGAGTATGACACAAGCTATTGGGGTTCTTGCCTCAGGTATGTCTACTGCCCTTGTAACATCCCTTGTAGGGCTGCTATCGTCACTCTGGTTAAAACTACAGCTGGTTGTATTGGAGGGGTAGTATGAGACGTTATTCAAGCAACTTAGCCTTTGTAGACCTACTGTTTAACCTACTCGTAGGTTTTACGTCTCTCTTTGTTATTGCGTTCCTACTGTACGAGGCAGATAGTACACTGTTGACGTTTGTTATCCTTGGTGTAACCTTGGTGACATCTGCTACAATGGGGCTTCGTTCTAAGAAAATGGTCGGACAAGACAACAATATGTCCTGGTTCCTGTCTGATGCTGTGCTTAGTCTAGGTATGGTGGGTACTCTGTTCGGGTTCCTCCTTGTACTAGACTCTGCCTTCACAGAGATCGACACATCGTCTACAGAGAGTATGACAGAGGCTATCGGAGTTCTTGCATCAGGTATGTCTACTGCTCTTGTAACGTCCCTTGTAGGGCTCCTATCGTCACTCTGGTTAAAACTACAGCTAGTAATCTTGGAGGGTTGATATGAGACGTTACTCAAGCAACCTTGCGTTCGTTGACTTGTTGTTTAACCTCCTGGTGGGTTTCACTTCTCTGTTTGTTATCGCTTTCCTGTTGATAAACCCTATCGCTAAA